GGCTACTGGTATGGACGGTGACTTCGATACTGGCAACGTGCGCTACAAAGCGCGTGAGCGTTACAGCTTCGGTGTATCCGATCCACTGGGTATCTACGGTTCACAAGGCGCGTAAGCTCCTAGAACTAAAACCAACTCCGGTTTGGAAGGCTCCGCTTCGGCGGGGCTTTCTTTTTGTAAACACATGTTGTATGATTAGCCAACGGGTACAACATTAGCTTTGTAGACAGGTATATACCCGCCTGACGTTGCATAGACTACAAAGCGAATCCTTATGCAAAGGGTACTAAAATGGCTTCTACTACATTTTCAGGTCCAGTGACCTCAACCGCTGGTTTTATTGGTGACATTATTGTGCCAACATACACTGTTGCAAACGCTCCATCTGCTTCTACAGCAGGCGCTGGCACAGTTGTTTACGTTTCCAATGGCGCAGCAGGCGCAGCGATCCTGGCTTTCTCTGACGGAACAAACTGGAAGCGTTCCGACACAGGCGCTACCATCGCAGCAGCATAAGGGGTAGGTTATGAGTAGATTTACACCCCCATCTGAAGAAGAACTAGCGGCACGGGGCATTGGCTCTACCGCAGTTCGCGCCCGAAACACGGACGGCACACTCAAAGCTGACGATCCTTCTACGCCTGACGTGAATGAAGCGTGGAAAGAAGCCTCAGCTGCGAAAAAACGTGGGCGTCCTACAAAGAAAAAGGACTAGAGCATGGCTGGTCAAGAAGTACGAGCTTATAACTTTGCAGTAGGTGATACCGCTGCACTTGTAGGCCCATCACGAGGTAGGTTGCAGGGTGTTCTAGTGAACGCCGCAGCTACAGCTGCTTTCACTATTCGTAGTGGGTCAGCTACTGGCCCTATTATACTTCAGTTAACCCTGCCTACCGGGTGGAACGACGTGTATATCCCAAACGACGGTATCCTTGCTGACAACGGTTGTTTTGTTTCCGCTTTTACAGGCGCAGGGAACGTAATGACCCTACTCATAGAGTAGCCTATGGCTGAGAAAAAAGGGACTATGAAGGGCCACACCATAAAAGGTGGCCAGAAACGCCCAACCAAATCTGGTGCGGGTATGACCAAGAAAGGTGTGGCTAAATACCGTAAAGATAACCCCGGCTCTAAGTTGAAGACAGCGGTTACAGGCACGGTTAAGAAGGGTAGCGCAGCCGCCAAGCGGCGTAAGTCCTACTGCGCCCGCTCCGCTGGACAGATGAAACAGTTCCCTAAAGCTGCTAAAGACCCCAACAGTCGCCTACGTCAGGCTAGAAAAAGGTGGGAATGTTGACATGATGGGGCGTAGTTCTATGGGAAGCCAACTTACAGGTAATCGAAAGAAGCCTGCCACTAAAAAGGGTAAGCAGGTTGCGGCGCAACCTAAGAAGGTCGCCAAGAAGACGGCAAAGTATAGGAAGGCCTAGATCATGGTAACAGTTGTACCAGAATTAAACGAGTTGTTTGAGGAAGCGTACGAACGTGCTGGCGTCGAAATGCGTACCGGGTATGATATTAAGTCAGCCCGTCGTAGCCTCAACATTATGACGTTAGAGTGGCAGAACCGTGGGTTGAACTTGTTCACCATCGAAGCGGGCACCATACCGTTGACTGCCGGTACAGCGACGTATACTATGCCCGCCGACACGATTGATCTAATCGAGCATCAGCTGCGTACAGGTACAGGTGTATCACAGCTAGACGCATTTATCCAGCGTATGAGTGTTGCTACTTACTCGCAGCAAGGCAACAAAAACACTTCGGGTCGCCCCTCGCAAATCTACGTGCAGCGTAACGCCACAGATGTTCAGGTCACACTCTGGCCTATACCCGATAGCACGCAAACCTATACATTGGCGTACTACCGCCTTAAAGGTATAGATAGCGTAGCCAGCGACAGCGGTATTAACGCTGCTTCGACCTCTGTCCCTCCTCGTTTTGTGCCCGCACTTGTGGCCGGTCTGGCGTACTACATCGCTATGAAGAAGCCAGAACTCGCAAATCGGGTTGTGCCGTTAAAGCAGGAATACGAAGCGCAGTTCCTCTTAGCCGCGAACGAAGATCAAGATCGCGCTACACTGCAAATAGTCCCCTTTAGGGGGAATATATAATGCCCGCTCACGCCAGTGGTAAACACGCATACGGTATATGTGATCGTACGGGCTTCCGTTACAAGCTGGAAGACCTCGTGTTTGAGGTCCAGCATGGCGTAAAGACTGGCTTGCGGGTGGGCAAAGATGTGTTCGATCCTGACCAACCTCAGAACTTCTTGGGCAACGTAAATACATCTGACCCACAATCCCTGCTGAACCCTCGCCCAGACGTAAATCCGGGCCGTGGTTTGTTCGGTTGGAATCCTGTTTGGAATCCCTTGCAATATATGGTAGGCTCTGTAGGAAGCGTTACTGTAACCACAACTGATGGAGAAGTATAATGGCTAGTAAATACGCCCCGAAGAAATCCATGCGGCCTAGAAGCCGGAATGATGCTAAAGGGATGTCCCCGAAAGAGTTAGAAGATAGTACTAGCAGCCCTGATAGATTGAATATGGAAGACCGGGCCGAATTAGAAAAAATGAATAAGATACACCGCGCAAGCTCGCGGGCCGGAAGTGAACGTGCTCTGATGGCGGCTGACCCTAGACTTCCGGGCGCGGCGAAAAGAAAAGCCGAAGATAAGAAAGCCCTGCAAGACCTTTTGGGTATGCTGGACGGACCGGCTAAAAAAGCCTACGGCGGCAAGATGAAAAAGGTCTACAAGATGAAAGACGGCGGAAGCTGCCGTGGTATGGGTGCAGCCACACGTGGCGGAAACTTCGTAAAAGGGTAAGTTCTTATGGGCTTTACATACGATCAGTTAAAACAAGCGATCCAAGACTACACGGAAAACGACGAAACGTCTTTCGTAACTAATATCCCTTTGTTTATTAGGCAAGCTGAAGAAAGAATTTTAAAAAACGTTCAACTTAGCTTGTTTCGAAAGAACGCTACGGCTACGGTGACGGCGCAGAGCGAATATCTCTCTATGCCTTCAGATTACCTTGCCCCCTTTTCCCTGAGCTTGCGTGGTGCTGACAACAATAAGTTCTTTATAGAGTTTAAGGACTCCAGTTTTTTGCAATCGTTCACGTCAAACCCCAGCACTTTAGGCGCTCCAAAATACTACGGTGTGTTTGATGTTGATTTCTTTTCCTTAGCGCCAACCCCGGACGTTGGATACACTGCCGAACTGCATTATCTTTACCGGCCTACCAGCCTTACCGCTGGTGCCGGAAGTGGAACGACGTGGCTTAGTACTAACGCGGAGTTGGCTCTGCTGTACGGCTCTCTACTTGAGGCGTATATCTATATGAAAGGGGAGCAGGATGTTATGACTATGTATGATACGCGACTCCAAGAAGCCATAATGGGTATTAGAATGCTAGGCGAAGCAAAAGAAACCACGCAAAATTACCGTGTCGGTCAAGTCATAAGGGAGAAGCAGTGATGCTTTTAGATATGGGTTTCCCCGAGGGAGGAACTATTAACGATCTTGGGATCAGTGTTGAGACCACCCACAACCGAGGTTTTACTGCCGAAGAGTTGGCTATTAGATGCGCAAATAAGATTGTGGGAATTTCGGAGACGGCTCACCCTACGATTCGCGCTCAAGCCGAGGCTTTCAAAGCCCAAGTTGCTAGAGTAGTGGAACTAAACTTGTCTCAAGCAATCAAAAGTGATAGAACGACTGTGTACAACGTTTTGACAGAGGCTGGTCACCCGGAACTCGCAGACCTTTTAAGGAGAATTTAAGATGGCAATCACGCAGGCAATGTGTACGTCCTTTAAAAAAGGACTTCTTCAAGCTCAACACAACTTTTCTAGTGGGGGGGACACCTTTAAACTGGCGCTTTTTACGAGTAGTGCTACGCTAAGCGCCGCCACTACTAACTACAGTACCACGAATGAAGCCTCTGGTACTAACTACACGGCTGGAGGCGGCGCTCTGACTAACGTCACACCAACCACTTCTGGGACGACCGCTCTTACCGATTTTGCGGACCTTGTGTTTACTGACGCTACCATCACGGCTCGTGGCGCGATGATCTATAACACGACAACGGGCGCGGGAACGGGAACAACCGATTCAACAATCATTTTGGATTTTGGCTCGGATAAAACCTCCACGGCTGGTGACTTCACCATCGTCTTCCCTGCTGCCGCAGCATCTACGGCGATTATTCGGATCGCCTAAAACCGAAGGGGTTTAGGTATGGCCGTTCTCAAGAATCGGGCAAAAATGTCCACCAGTACCACGGGTACTGGAACAATCACGCTTGGCTCTGCCGAGAGTGGCTACCAAACTTTTGCTGATGCAGGCGTGGCAAACTCTGATATTGTTCGTTACGTCATTGAGGATGGGGATAACTGGGAAATCGGCACAGGCACCTACACGGCGTCTGGGACGACGCTCACACGCACGGTAAGCGAAAGCAGCAACTCTGACGCCGCACTTAATTTGAGCGGCGCAGCGGTGGTGTTTGTGGGTGCTACGGCGGAAGATATTTTACAGCCATCTGGCGGCACAATGACGGGCAACCTGTCCTTCGGCGACGATGACAAAGCTATATTCGGCACGGGTAGTGACCTAGAGATTTATCACGATGGGTCTAATAGTTACATTTCCGACACAAGCGGGACAGGCGACTTATACATTAGGGGAGCGAATCTACGTCTAACCGATCCAGATGGTACGTTGTTCCTTTTCGGCGCAAATAACTCAAACACCCGACTTTACTTCGCTGGCGCTCAAAAACTAACCACGACTAGCACCGGAACTACCATAAACGGCACTTTAAACATTCTCCCGTCCAATGCAATCGGCTCTTACACCCTGCCAGCCTCTGATGGCACGGCAGGTCAGGTTTTAACCACTAACGGTTCGGGAGCAATTACGTTTGCTGCTACTGCGGCTGATGCTACTAAGCTACCCTTAGCAGGCGGTGCTATGACTGGTGCTATTACAACCAACAGCACCTTTGACGGACGTGACGTTTCCGCTGACGGCACAAAGCTAGACTTTATTACTGTTACGCAGGCGGTTGATCTTGACCAAATGGAAACAGATATAGCCGCTCTTGCTAACGGAATGGTGTATAAAGGTGATTGGGACGCGTCTTCCGGCAGTTTTCCGGGGGGAGGCTCCGCTCAAACGGGTTGGTTCTACTATGTCTCCGTAGCAGGAACCGTCAACAGTATATCGTTTGCTGTCGGTGATAACATCATCGCTACGACAGATAATGCCTCTACTACTACTTATGCGAGTAATTGGTCAAAACACGATCAGACAGACGCCGTACAAGCGGTTGTTGGACTAACGGGGTCTATAGCCAAGAGTGCGCTTCTATCTGCGCTGAACGTAGAGGATGGGGCAGACGTAACAGATACAGGCAATGTGACATCGGCTGGCGCTTTGATGGACAGCGAAGTGACAAACCTTGCACAGGTCAAAGCGTTTAGCTCCGCCGACTACGCCACGGCTGCTCAAGGCACTTTGGCTACCAATGCTTTACCAAAAGCTGGCGGCACCATGACGGGTGCGCTTGTCATGCCTGATGGGACTAACGCATTACCATCCTTTACTAACACAGGCGACCTTAACACTGGCTTGTATTTCCCTGCGGCAGACGAAGTTGGGATTACTACAGGCGGCACACAGCGTGTTAAAGTTGACAGCACAGGCGTAGACGTCACGGGTACTTTGACCAGCGATGGTTTTCGAAACGACACATCAAACACCAACTTTAATTTACTGGCTAGAAACTCATCATACGTAGCTGCTTACATACAAAATGCCGGGACAGGTGATGTATTACACGTACGTTCTGGCGACATGGCGCCAGGGCTAGGAGATTTGCATTTAAAAGTAGCCAACAACGGCGACGTCAGCTTCTACGAGGCTACTGGCACCTCTGACAGCACGCCAAAGTTCTTCTGGGACGCGAGTGCGGAGAGCTTGGGGATTGGGACAGACAGCCCCTCTGTAGAGCTACATGTAAAAAATACGTCTAGTGATGCTGATGTTCAAATTGAAAGCACGTTTTCAGGTGGAGATGCTAGACTTAATCTTTACGCAAACTCCACTGGTGTTAGCCAGATTCGTTTTGGCGATGAGGTAAGTGTTAACGTAGGCTCCTTGACTTATTCTCACACTGATAATGATATGGACTTCAGGGTCAATGGTGCCACCTGCATGACCATTGACTCCTCGGGCAATGTCACTGCCACTGGCACAGTGACGGCTACTTCCTTCTCTGGTGGTGGCATCCCTACGTTATTTGTCGAATCCAGTGGGACTGCGACTGCACCGAACAGTTCTGACAGCGTAGCAATCGGCGGCTATGCGGTTTCTTCAGGAACTAATTCTACCGCTTTAGGTCGAGCAAACGCAGGAGGAACCGACTCTTTCGCTGCGGGAATCGGGAGTTCCGCAAATACTCTCGGCGCACAGGGTAGTTTCTCTGTATCAATAGGTACTTTATCCAAAGCGACGGCCCTTGCGAGTACAGCGGTGGGGTATGGGGCGCTTTCTACGCACGCCGCTTCTTCTGCTTTTGGAACGTCTGCGACGACTACTGCAACTAACCAAATTGCACTGGGCGGATCGGGCGTAACCGCAAGAATATCGGGGGCCTACAACCTACCCACGGCTGACGGTACAGCTAACCAAGTCTTAACTACAGATGGCTCTGGTGCCGTTACGTTTGCTACTGCTGCTGGTGGTGGTTCTTCTGGTCTGCCGATTGCATTATCTATAGTGTTTGGGAGATAGGCCGTGACTGTATTTAACATTGTACTTAAACTGGATGTTTCAGATAACTCTGATTTAGAGCTATCTTCTACAGCATTTCTCACAGACCTTGGGAAAACATCTAGCGAGATACAAGATATTCTATACGACGGCGGTGAATTTCAGACGGTTAGCGCTCTGGCGAATCTGTATACTCCGAATGTTTTTTACTCCGGGTCGGCGCTATATGGGATCGAAGTTTTTAAAGAAGGGGACCAGTAAATGGCAAATCCTAATATCGTAGCAGCTACCTCCATTCTTGGTAATACGGGAGTCGCAACCTTAACTACTTCTCTTGTCACGCTTTTTACTGTACCTAGCAGCACTGTTTACAAAATGAACAGTATTACTGTTGCCAATAAGTCCGCCAGTACGGCAACTGTAGATTTAACGGTATCTGTGGACGGCACAAACGACTTTTACTTAGCTAATGATATCGTCGTCCCCGCTGCGACTACTTTAGTTATCCTGACAAAAGACCAATCCATATATGTCCCTGAAACGGGAAAGATGAAAGCTCTTGCAAGTGCGGGCACCGCTTTAGACCTAGTATATAGCTACGAGGCTATTTCGTAATGAGCATCTGGCGGAAACAAGGCGGAATTATCGGCAAGCCTGATGGGAACGTTTATCCGTCTAGCGGCTCTTGGGACGTTACGGAGAGATACACCGACGAAAATCGTGCTCCGGCGGGGGAAGTTCTTTTTTCCACTGTTCAATCAAGCTATAGCTGGACTGTACCGGGGGATACCGGGGGAACAATACATATAATTTGCGTTGGTGGCGGCGGTGGCGGCGGGGCGTCAACCTCCTCCAATAACGGTGTTTCCGGAGGAGGTGGCGCGGGCGGTGGACTGCATTGGATAAACTCTGTCTCAGTGACCTCCGGAGAAACTCTTCTCGTCACCATTGGGGCCGCAGGCACTGGAGGCACGGCGGCGGGACAAAACAACAGTAGCGCTGGGGGTACGTCCAATGTCAAACGGAGTACGACCATTTTAGCACAGGCCACCGGAGGTGGTGCCGGGAGCTTCAACAACTCATTATACAACGACTACGCAGCGGGCGGCGTAGCTGGCACAGGTGGCGGGGGCGGAACGGGCGGCCCCGGACGCGGCGGGGCCAACGGTCAAGGCGGTTCTGGTGGCGGCGGAGCAGCGGGTTATGCTGGAAATGGCGGACGTGGGGCATATTATAGCACACTTCCTAGTAACGCCCCGGCAGGAGGAGGAGGCGGCGGCGGAGCAGCGGTAAACGGTTTTACAGGCGCTATAACTACGGGTGGTGGCGGAGTTGCGGTCTACGGTCAAGGAGTGAGCGGACTAGCGGCCCCATCCCCCAACAACACTGGCTCCCAAACGACCACGCGTGGCTACCAAGGCTCTGTTGTTGGGGCATTAAGCCAAACTGGCACTTACGGTGCCGGAGGCACCGGCTCTGAAGACGATTCCGGCGCTGCCGGAGGAAACGGAAATGCTGGAGTTGTCAGAATAATTTGGGGCGCGGGAAGAACTTTCCCTAGCACAAACACCGATCAAGCCTCCAGTTCGGGCAATGTAACTACGATATAGGAAATTAAGCAAATGGCTATTCAACACGACATCTTAGAGGGTGAATCCCAATACGGAATCGCCTTCGCAGGAGCTTACTACCGCATTGCAACTGCTGCTATCAGTCGCCAACGTGGTACTGACCTCAAGTTCTCAGTTATGATTGACCTGTCAGTATATGCGACAGCTACACCCGGTGATGACACTCGTGAGGTAGACTTTAAACGCTACAACGCAAACTTAGCGGACGTTCACGCTGCATCCGGTGATGCTTTCTTGGACAAATGTTATGCTTGGGTTATGGCTCAGCCTGACATGGAAGGCTCTACTGCGGTGTAGGCTGTGGTTATTACGGGAAACCCTAAAGCATGCTTGGATTTAGCCCACTAGCTTCAAACCCCTTAGCCGACGCTGGGATAACTTCGGTTATTGTAGACGTATCTGTCACTGGTGTTGCATCTACGGGTGCAGTTGGCTCTGTTTTAGTAGACGCCGAATGCGTTGTATCTGTTACTGGCGTTGAATCTACGGGTGCAGTTGGCTCTGTTTTAGTAGACGCCGAATGCGTTGTATCTGTCACTGGTGTTGCATCTACGGGTGCAGTTGGCTCTGTTTTAGTAGACGCCGAATGCGTTGTATCTGTTACTGGCGTTGAATCTACGGGTGCAGTTGGCTCTGTTTTAGTAGACTCTGAAAGCGTTATATCTGTCACGGGCGTTGAATCTACAGGCGCAGTTGGCTCTGTTTTAGTAGATTCTGAGAGCAACGTATCTGTTACTGGTGTTGCATCTACGGGTGCAGTTGGCTCTGTTTTAGTAGACGCTGAAAGCAACGTATCTGTTACGGGTATTGGAGCAATAGGTGCAGTTGGCTCTGTTTCCGTAGACGCTGAGAGTTCTGTATCTGTTACTGGCGTTGAATCTACAGGCGCAGTTGGCTCTGTTTCAATAGACTCTGAAAGCGTTGTATCCGTCACTGGCATTGAAGCCCTTGGCAATGTGGGTTCTGTTTCAATAGACTCTGAAAGCAACGTATCTGTAACTGGCGTTGAATCTACAGGCGCAGTCGGCTCTGTTTCGGTAGATGCCGTTATTACCGTAGACGTTCCGGTTTCCGGCGTTGAATCCACAGGCGCAGTTGGCGCAGTTTCAATAGACTCTGAAAGCAACGTATCTGTAACTGGCGTTGAATCCACAGGAGCAGTCGGCTCTGTTTCGGTAGATGCCGTTATTGCCGTAGACGTTTTAGTCACAGGAGTTTCATCGACGGGTGCGGCTGGTTCCGTCGAGGTGGATTCTGAAGGTAATGTAAATGTTACGGGCATAGAGGCTTCAGGAGAGATTGGCTCTGTTTCCGTAGACGCTGAGAGTTCTGTATCTGTCACTGGTGTTGCATCTACGGGTGCAGTTGGCTCTGTTTTAGTAGACTCTGAAAGCGTTATATCTGTCACGGGCGTTGAATCTACAGGCGCAGTTGGCTCTGTTTCCGTAGACGCTGAGAGTTCTGTATCTGTTACTGGCGTTCAAGCCATTGGGAATGTGGGCACAGTTTCAATAGATTCTGAAAGCAACGTATCTGTTACGGGTATTGGAGCAATAGGTGCAGTTGGGGATGTTTCAGTAGACTCTGAAAGCAACGTATCTGTCACGGGCGTTGGCTCTTCAAGTGCAGTTGGCTCTGTTTTAGTAGATTCTGAAAGCGCTATATCTGTCACTGGCGTTGAATCCACAGGCGCAGTCGGCTCTGTTTCGGTAGATGCCGTTATTGCCGTAGACGTTCCGGTTTCCGGCGTTGAATCCACAGGCGCAGTCAGTGATGCTTCAGTAAAAGCCCAAAGTGTCGCCCCAGTATCGGGCGTGTTTGGGACAGGCGCGCTGGGCACAGTTTCTTTATCGTTTCCAAGAGACGTTATTGTTCCCGGGCTCTCTGCTGAAGGGCGGATTGACTCTGTTTCGGTAGATGCTGAAAGCAACGTATCTGTTACGGGCGTTGAGTCTACAGGTTCCGTTGGTTCCGTTTCGATATCCGCTGGAGGTAACATATCCGTCACGGGCGTTGAGTCTACGGGTTCCGTTGGTTCCGTTTCAGTAGATGCTGAATGCGTTGTATCTGTTACTTTAGATACTACCATAGAGCGAATTGAAGATAATTTATCTATTGGGCTGTTAAACGCCGCTGCTGGTAACGAGCCTGAAGCTACCCTGTTTAGCGTAGAAATTAATGGTAGAAAACTTGGAGACATATCTAACTCAGGGAGTATTGGTTCTTTTGACGCTCTTGAGGCGGCTCGTTGGGAGCAATTCGTCTCATCGGCGACCGTTACTGCCTATATAGAAGGCGTTATGCAGCCTTACATGATTGCTCCCGCTAACGCGGCGAGCTTTCAAGCAGTAGGCATTAAGTTTTTAGGGGGAGCAATAGGTGCAGTTGGCGGTTCTTCCGTAGAGACTGAAAGCAACGTATCTGTTACTGGCGTTG